GATGGAAATAAGGGAAATAATTTTCCTTACCAGCATAATGTACTAAAAGGTTTACAAGCGGTTTTGCTAGATTTGCAGAACTTGCTTGTTAATACTACAGGTCTTGCTACTGAAAGCACTTTGCAAATTGTAGAAACTAATACTACAGGTGTTGAAAGAAAGCCGTTTTTTATAAGAGAAACTTCTGCAGGGGACTTAAGTACTTATGCTCCTATTTATTCTGTATCAGTAGCTAACGTAGGTTTAGCTAATGGAGATGTTTTAGGTACAGTCATTAGTCCAGGAGAAATTGTAAATTTTTCAGCGGATGCTTTAAATAATTATTTTGGTGTATTCTCGTATGACGGAACAGGAACAGAATTGTTAATCATATTTGTTGCTGATTAAGCATGGCTACTATAATATCTACTTCCAGCATATCTAATCAATCAATATTGGCTAATGATCCAATGTTGGCTGATGCATTTGGTAGGATAAGAGTAGCACAACCATTGACATTATTTGACTCTTCACATAGATACAGAGATAATGGTTTATGGGCTACATCTACAGCAAGTGGAGGAGCAGCAGTTTTTAGTGCAAATGAAGGCTTAGTAAACCTAAATGTGAATACAACAAGCGGTTCACAAGTACTGAGAGAAACATTTAAAGTAATGTCATATCAACCAGGTAAGTCTTTACTTGTAATGAATACATTTGTAATGGCTCCTGCTCAACAAAGATTAAGACAAAGAGTAGGATACTTTGGTACTGATAATGGAATTTATGTTCAGTTAAATGGTGATACATTAAGTTTTGTTGAAAGAAGTTTAGTCACAGGTATTGTTACAGAATCAGTAGTTAATCAAGCTTCTTGGAATGCGGATACAATGGATGGTAACGGTCCATCAGGAATAACTTTAGATATTACTAAGGCTCAGATTCTTTTCATGGATATTGAGTGGCTAGGAGAAGGAACTGTAAGAGTAGGTTTTATTATAGATGGTAACTTCATTGTATGCCATAGATTTAATCATGCTAATTTTATTACATCTACTTATATCACTACAGCTTCATTACCATTAAGATATGAGATAACTAATACTGGAGTTACAGCTAGTCCAAGTACATTAAAACAAGTTTGTTCTAGTGCAATATCTGAAGGTGGTTATGAACTTAGAGGAGCTCAACAAGTAATTGGAACATCTATTACTGCTCCTAGGACATTTGCTGTAGCAGGAACGTATTATCCAATGGTAGGAATTAGACTTAAAACTACTGCATTAGATGCTATAATTATAACTACAGCGGTATCTATATTAGGATTAGGTAATGGTAAAAACTATGCATGGAGAATTGTGCAATCTGCTATAACAACAGGAGGGTCTTGGGTTTCAGCAGGAACAGATTCATCTGTAGAATATAACCTTACAGGAACGTCTGTTTCAGGAGGTAGAGTATTAGCGCAAGGATATGTAAATTCATCTAATCAAGGTTCTCCAAGTATCAATATATTAAAAGAGGCAATATTTGCTAGTCAACTTGAAAGAAATTCTTTTACAAATACACCTCTTGAATTGGTTATTGAAATGGCTATTGATGCTACAGGAGGAACTTTAGGAGCATACGTTTCATTAGATTGGGAAGAAGTAAGTAGATAATATATAAAACAATGAGTACAAGAATAGATATAAAGCCAGAATCTGATCCACCATACCTAATACTCTTGACATTACTGTTCAGTGGGGAGCAGCTAATGTGGCAAACAGTATCTATAGTGATATATTCATTTTGAACAAAACATATTAAAAATGAGTACATTAATACAGTTATTAACATCATCTTCTCCTGATACAGGTGGTTTAATGAAATCTGGTCTAGTAAATAGTGCTGCATTAAATGATGATGCAATGCTTCAACCGGGAGATAATCCATCTTTTCTTAGAACAAATTTTAATAATCCTTTTGGGAATGATTATTTGTTAACTGGAGTTAATGGTGGTTATCAGGATTTAGCGGGTAATTATTTTCTAGCAGATGGTTCAGCTGCAGCTAATAGAGCAGCAGCTTTTCCTGATGAAATTATTATTAATTGGGATACTTGGAGACCACAAACAAATACTGTTTGGGGGTTAAATATAAATGGTGTTGGTAGTTTTAACCCGGCCGGTGCGGCTGGTAATTTAGGAATCCCATTTACGGCAGCATTAACTTTTTCTCTTGGTTCATATACAACAGGATGGATGGCAGCATCATTAAAATTCTGGCAACAATTTCCAATACTAAGTGATGTTCAACAGACACTTAATTATCCACCACTTAATAGAGTTGGTGCAGTATTGGCAGATCAATTTTGGACAAGTACAAGAAGACAGAACCAATATTATGTTTTCGCTTATTTTTCTGGTAATGCTACTAATTTTTCAATAGCTAATACAGGTGAGCGTATAGTACCTGTAATGCGTAAATTTACATATAACCCTTTAACTAATACCTTAAACTAATGAAAGTACTAGGAACATATTTTTTCCCTTGTGAGGATCCAACCTTGGGTTTTAACACAATAGATCCTAATGTTACACCTGATCAGAATAGTATTCAGGTACATGTTTTAGATATAGCAATATCTGTAATGTGCAGATTTCAATCTGATGATGCTAAATTTGGATTTGATTATCTGCTTGAAAAAATTCCTGCTCAAAATCTTAACTATGAGGGAGAAGCAAATCTTATGGAAAGAGTTATTGAAGGTATGCAAAAATTTAAAATTGATTAACCAAAATAAACCGACAGCAATAATAAAGCATTAATACTTATATTATTAACCTAATGAAAACAATACTTAACAAATTAGTTTTTGCTGCAGGATACAGTGATACAACACATTTTATAAACAGTGCATTTCATCCAGAAGCTTCCAGCACTATAACAATTATAAGTGCTTTTTTTGCAGGAATTGCTTATTATTTTAATTCTGTTTTTGGTATTGTATTGCCTGTTGGTATAGGTATTCTTTTACTTTTTATATTAGAGTTTTATACAGGTCTTAAAGCTTCCAGAAAAGAAGGTTTAAAATTTGATTCAGAACTTTTCGGTAAAGGATGGTTTAAATTGTTTGTATATATGTTAATGATTGGTGTATCACATGCATTAGCTGAAAATATTCCGATTAAACCAGTGTTTGGAGTTACCTTTAATATCTATGAATGGCTGCATTATGGATTCTATAACTATATAATTATAAATCTTTTCTTATCAAATTTAGAAAATTTTAAAAGACTGGGTTGGACAGAATATAATCCTCTACTAAGATATCTAGCTCAGTATGTAAAAGATGAACCAATAAAATCAATCAAAGATGAAAGAGAAAACCCTTAAAGAAAGATGGAAGGCTAAAACACCTGAGTTTTGGAAAAGAGTCCAAAGATGGGCTATTATTACAGGAACTGTAGCAGGAATTATTATTGCTGCACCAGTAACATTACCAGCTGCAGTAATTACTACTGCAACTTATTTAGCAACAGTAAGTGCTACTATTGTAGCAACTTCACAGTTAACTGTTGAAGACAAGAAAGAAGAAGAAATTGTAAATCCCTAAATTAAATAAAAATGGCTAAGAAAGAAGTAAAAGTAAAAGACATTGAGGTTGAAGTAAAAACCAAAAAAGTCACTGCTAAAGTAAAGAAAGAAGGAAAAAATGTTGATGTTGTAATTGACACTCCAAAGGTTGATGTAGAAGTTCATGCAACTGAAGAAAAAAAAGAATTCAAACTAGATAGTGAAAAATTAGATGTTAATGTAGTTAAAACTGAAGAAGGTACTACTGTAACAGTTGATGCTCAAAATCCTTTATTGAAAATAGCAGGTAATTTGATATCTAAAGTTTGGCTTAAAAAGTTCAAGAAATAATAACTTGCAGTGAAAAATCTCCCAAAAGAAGAGTTACTAAGTAGACTAGAAGCCATTAATAGAAGTAATGCTATTATCTACTTTGACCTTGCTGGTATTATACTAGGGGTCAATGACATTTTTTTGGAAGCAATGGGTTATGGTAAAGGCAACCATGATGATATCATTGGTAAACATCATAGCATCTTTGTATGTGATGATTACTCAAGATCACTTGAATATGAGAAGTTTTGGGATATCCTAAGAAGTGGTAAGTATTATACTGGAGAATTTGAGAGAAGAAGAAAGGATGGAAGTCTTATTAATCTTCAAGCAACTTATAATCCTATTTTAAATGAGGATGGTAAGATCA